GATAGCTTTGCTGTTGCCAGGACTGCGCGTAGGGAGACCCCAGAGGCTTTACAGGGCTTTCACTCGCCTAATATGTTGTTCTTGATTGACGAGGCTTCGGGTGTTGATGATTTGATATTTGAGGTTGGTGAGGGTGCTATGTCTACCAAGGGTGCTAAGACAGTTATGACTGGCAACCCAACACGCACGAGTGGTTATTTCTACGAGGCGTTTAATAAGATGGCAGAGCGTTGGTCTACGATGAAGGTAGCATCGTCTGACAGTACGCAGGTGTCTGATGGCTTTATTGAGGATATGAAGCTCAAATATGGTGAGGAGAGCAATATATTTAGGGTGCGTGTGTTGGGTGAGTGGCCTGAAGCGGATGATGATGTTGTCATTCCTATGCACTTGGCGGAGGCTGCTGTGAGGCGTGAGCAGGAGGCTGCGGAGACAACACCTGTTGTTTGGGGGCTTGATGTTGCTAGGTTTGGTAGTGACAAAACAGCCCTTTGCAAACGCAAGGGAAATGTCGTAACAGAACCTATCAAGACTTGGCGGAACAAGGACTTGATGGAAGTATGTGGGATAATTTTAAATGAATATGAAACGACTAGTTGGAGCGATAGACCAGTTGAGATATTGGTTGACAGCATCGGTCTGGGTGCTGGTGTGGTTGACAGGCTTATTGAGCTTGACCTCCCTTGCAGGGGTATCAACGTAGCGGAGAGTTCATCCATGAGTGACAAGTATAGTCGCTTGAGAGATGAGTTGTGGTTTGCGGCAAAGGAATGGTTAGAGGATAGGGATTGTTCTCTGCCAGATGATGATGAGTTGGTATCTGACCTTTGCAAGCCCCGCTTTAAGTTTACATCCAATGGGAAATTAAAAGTTGAGTCGAAGGATGAGATGAAACGCCGTGGCTTGAACAGCCCCGATGTTGCAGATGCCCTTTGCCTAACTTTCGGTTCTCGTGCTAGTCTTGCAAAAAGCGGTTCACGTTATCGCTGGAACAGCACTTTAGATTATGATTCTTCGGGTTGGATTGTGTAATGGAAAATGAAGGTTTTGAGTTTATTGACGGAGATGACTTTCAGGCTGTTGCTGACACTCTTGAGGATTTAGTTGATTCTGGTAGTGAGTGGTCTAATCTTTTGGATGTTTGCCTTCTTGCTTCTGCTTACTGCGCCCAACAGGATGGCATGACGACTGATGAATATTTGGAGATTATTTCCAGTGTGCGTGTTTCCCCTGAAGGCATTTACGGAGAGGCTTGATGGCTAATAAGATGATGGTGAATACTTACCGCCCGACGACTAAGGTGAGGCGTAGACATAAGAAGCGTGGTTTGCATATTCGCAAAAAACATGGGCCACGGCATCACATGAGGATTAATTGATGGCTATTACATATAGAGGTGAGCGTTTTTCTGGTTATAACAAACCTAAGAGAACGCCAGGCAAAAACAAGAAGTTTGCTGTGCTGGCAAAAGAGGGTGAGAATGTTAAGTTGGTTCGCTTTGGCGACCCCAACATGACTATTAAGAAAAACATTCCTGCAAGAAGGAAGAGCTTTCGCGCTCGTCACAAATGTGATGAGAAAAAATCTAAACTCACGGCTGGTTACTGGTCGTGTAAAAAGTGGTAGGAGTTTACTATGTACGAAAAAGATTATGGCAAGAAAAAGAAAAAGAGCAAGAAAAAAAATTGCAAGAAGGGTAAGAAGTAATGGCTAAAGGTGTTGCACATTATTTTCGTGATGGAACAAAACACACTGGCGGTATGCACAAGATGCCTAATGGAGAAATCCATAGCGGTGCTAGGCACACTGGTAGCAGTAAAAAACTTTTTCATTTTTCTGAATTGTCAAATACCGCTAAGAAAAAGGCGAGAAAAAAAGCATGACAGAGCAGGTGTATTTTCAAACTGTTTACAGGCGCAATCGTGCGCTTGAGAAAGCTCAAGAGCTTATCAAAGCTGAAGAGGTTGCTAAGTTGCAACAAGAAGCACCAAAGAAACGTGGTCGTCCAAAACGGAAGGAAAAGAGATGATTTGTCCTCATTGTGGTCATCCAAACCCAAATGGTTATCAAGGTCTTTGCAAGTCTTGCAGAAAGCCTCTTGATGTACAGCCTACAACTGTGGCAAAAAAGTCACAGGAAGTTGAAGCTCAAGAAGTTGTGAAGAAGTCTGTAAAGAAGGTTGGCGTTAAAAAGACGACCAAGAAAACAAATGGCAAAGATAAGTGATATTGAATTTCAGGCTATTGTTCGCAACGAGATTGAGCAAGCTCTAGGTTATTACGACACTGAGTTTTCTCAAGACCGCATTGATGCGATGGATTACTACTTGGGTGAGCCTTTCGGTAACGAACAGGCTGACAGGTCACAGGTAGTTAGCACTGAAGTTTCAGATACGATTGAACACATCATGCCTAATCTGATGCGTATATTTGCGTCATCAGATGAGTATGTGAAGTTTATGCCCAAAGGCCCAGAGGATGTTGCTGCTGCCGAGCAAGCTAGTGACTACTGTAACTGGATTATTAACAATGATAATCGTGGCTTTGAAATCATGCACAACTGGTTCAAAGATGCGTTGCTGCAAAAGATGGGTGTGGTTAAATATTATTGGGACGAGACTGCTGAAATGCAGACCGAAGAATATAGCGGTTTGAATGAGCAGGAGCTTACCATTATTGTTTCTGACCCTAATGTCGAGATTGTGTCTCAAGAAGAGCGTGAGGTTGGTGAGGAGATGGAGATGCCTGATGGCACTGTCCTGCCAGCCCCCATTGCTTATGATATTAAGGTGCGCCGCACAAATGTGTTTGGTCGTGTTGTCGTTGAGAATGTCCCACCAGAGGAGTTCTTGATTGGCAAACGTGCAAAGTCAATTGAAGACGCTGACTTTGTTGCTCACCGCACAACCATGACTGTTAGTGATTTGGTGGAGATGGGTTATGACAGAGATGAAGTTGAAGAATACGCAGGATTCACAGACATCGAAATCTCAGAAGAACGAACCAGCAGGTTTGAAGACCTTGAGACTAACTCTGACTTCGACAGCCTCGACCCGACCATGCGCGAAGTCTTGGTTGTTGAATCTTATATCCGTACTGATTATGACGGGGATGGCATTGCTGAGTTTCGGCGTGTTCTAACTATTGGTGAAGGTCATCATATTCTTGAAAATGAAGAATTTGACCACATTCCATTTTCTATATTGTCACCAATCTTGATGCCACACAGAGCTATTGGTCGTTCTGTTGCCGAGCTTGTGATGGATGTGCAGTTGATTAAGTCAACTTTGATGCGTCAGTTGCTTGATAATATCTACAACACAAACAATGCCCGTGTGATTGCTGTTGAGGGTCAAGTTAATCTTGATGACTTGTTGACTAACAGACCAGGCGGTATCGTCAGAACTCGTGCGCCAGGAATGGTGCAACCCTTGCAAGTTCCTGAAGTATCTCGCTCTGTATTTCCTGCACTGGAATATATGGACAGGGTTAAGGAACAGCGCACAGGTGTAAGTCGTCAGTCTATGGGCTTGGATGCTGATGCATTGCAGTCAACAACGGCTACGGCTGTTGCTGCCATGACATCTGCTAGTCAGGGTAAGATTGAGATGATTGCTCGTGTCTTTGCTGAAACTGGTGTGCGTAGATTGTTCCAAGGTATCTTGCATCTTGTCACTAAGTACGACAACAAGCCTAAGATGATTAGGTTGAATAATCAGTTTACGCCGATTGACCCACGCGAATGGTCACACACTTTTGATGTGCAGATTAATGTTGGTTTGGGTAATGGTACTAAGGATGAGCAGTTGCGTTCTCTGTTTATTATCTTGCAGAAGCAGGAGCAGATTATGCAGATGATGGGGCCAAATAATCCTCTCGTTAATCCTCTTCAGTATCGTAATACATTGGCTAAGATTGCAGAGCTATCTGGCTTTAAGAATGTAAACGACTTCTTTGGCGACCCACGCCAAGCTCCACCGCAACAACCGCAACAGCCACAGCAAGACCCGCAGTTGGCGATAGAGATGCAGAAGTTGCAAGCAGAGCTTGAGATGGATAGGCAGAAGATGCAGATGGAATTTGAACTGAAAAAACAGAAGATGATGGCTGACTTACAATTACGCCGTGAAGAGCTTGAGTTTGAAAAACAGCTTCGAACTGAGAAGGTTTTGGCTGGTTTAGAGACATCTACTAACCTACCGAGGGTCTAATGGTATTACCAACTACAGTATTACCACCTGCTGTAGATGAGCTTGACATTCAGGCTTTGGCAAATGTGCCTATGCCTGTTGTGCAAGCTGCACCGCCACGAATGTCTCCATACTCACGAACAAATCTGCCAGAGTTTATGCAACAACGTGTTGAAGTTGCGCCTGGTTTGTTTGGCCCACAACAGGGTTTGTTGGGTGCTGCACCAGTTGGTGCGCCAGCAGACTATGGTGCATTAGAGCAGCAATTTATTGAGAGCTTTGCGGCCCGTCCTGAATACTTTGGTAGGTCTTATACGCCTGGTGCTATGATGCCTGGCGGCCTTGAGTTTGCACCTATAGGTGAAGAGCCTTTGTCATTAGAGGAGGGTTTAAAAACTGCCGCAATGTTGCAGGCTGCTTACGAGTTTAGAGACCCCATTATGGAAAATATTATTGACCCACTAGCTAGTGGTGTTGATGACGTTATTTTTGAACCTCTTAAAGAAAATGTATTTGAACCTATTATTCAATCAAAACCAGTACAGGCATTAGCTGATGTTGCAATGAAACCTGTTCATGGTCTTGTTAAAATGGTTGATGCTATAACACCTCCAGGTACAGGCACGGCAATTCAAGAAACAAAAGATAAATTTCTTAATGCAATAGATGAGAGGTTTAATTTTGGCACTGGTGACACTATAGATAATCTAAAGAAAACATTTGAAGGTGTGTCTGACGCTTATGGTTTTATTGGTGACATAGAAAATGCAGTAACTAGACCTGGCGCACAATCAATGAAGGATGGCATTAATGCCGCAGAATCATTGCTC